CATTCCTTGTTGTTGCCTGGGCTTTTTTCTGTGGTTTTTATTTAGATAAATAACATTGTAACAAACTTAACAAGGAATCCATATTATGCAAACAGAATTATCAAAGCTAATCAAAAGCCTAACAACCCTCTCTAATTTAGCAGTAATATACCTTACCATTACGTGGGGATACGCTGGATTAGATTTCATACTGAGGAGTTTACTAAACTAATGGCAGCCACATACAATATAACAGTTAACCAGAATGCGGACTTTATCCGTAGCTTCCAGGTTAAAGAGAACAATGTAATATTAGATATTACAGGATTTACATTTGAAGGAAGACTTAAAGAAGCATTCCATCACACAGGACATACTAGCTTTACTGCTAGTATTGTTGATGCCGCAACAGGCACATTTAAACTTGTACTAACAGATGTACAAACAACAGCTATGCCTGGAGGCACTTACGTGTATGATGTCATTATGACAACTGCCGCAGGTGTTAAGACTAGACTACTAAGTGGCAATGCATTTATTATACAAGGAGTTACACCATGACCGTATATACAGCATTACCAGCAGATGATCTAAACCTAGCAGTAGAGGTAACTGAATCTAATGATATGGTTACTATCAACATTACTCCAGCTATAGTAAACACTGGTGGTGGAGGGACTGGAACAGTAACTAACGTAGCTAGTGGAACAGGATTACTAGGCGGACCAATAACAACTACAGGAACACTAAGTGTAGATGTTGGAACAACCGCTAATAAGATTGTACAACTAGATGCTACAGCCAAGCTACCCGCAGTAGATGGAAGTCAATTAACAAACTTACCAGGTGGCGGTGGATCAGGAACCGTAACAAGTATTATAGCAGGCACAGGACTTAGTGGTGGAACAATCACAACAACAGGCACTGTAGCTATTGATGCAACAGTAGCAACACTAACTGGAACACAAACACTAACTAACAAAACATTAACTTCAGTAGTATTAGGTGGAACAACTACCAGTGCTAGTGGCAACATTGTTTTAGATCCTGCTACACATTTATTAGAAGTTAAAGGTGGCGGAAGTGATAGTGGAGCAATTGTTCTTAATTGCTATGCTAATACACATGGACAAACAATAAAGAGTCAACCACACAGTGAAAACATTACCAACACAATGTTATTACCAAAAGGTGTTAGTTCAACATTAGTATCAGAAGTAAGTGCTAGTGCATTAACTAACAAAACAGGATTAATATCACAATGGACTAATGATGCCGGTTATGGCACAGGTTCAACTACAATTAACAACAATGGTGACAATAGAATCATTACAGGTTCAAGCAGTGCTAATACACTTAACGCTGAATCAAACTTTAGCTTTGATGGAAGCACAGCAGAACTAAGCGGAACAGCCGCAAACCTAACTACACCCGTATTAGAAATTAAAGGAAGCACTACTGGTTGGAACAAACCACAGCTAATGCTAACTGACTCAGTTGATGATGCAACTTCAATAAGAGGTGAAGTTAACACTGGAACCAGTAGCTATGTAACAGGTATAACGCTAGACCCTAATCACACACAAGCAAGAAGTGGTCCGGCTACTTACGCTGGTGACTACAGTTTTCAATTTGAGAAATACTATGGAGACGCTAGCACAACTGCTATGGCAATGAAAGTATTTGGTGCCAATGACGGCTTTCAATTAAAAGTATATGATGACTACAATGGTGGAACTGATGCATACGCACATAAACAAATGGCAACGCTTGCATCACAACATAGATTCTTTACAGGTTCAGATGCTAGCACTAGAGCACTAGATATCACTAGTGGAGGTATTAAGTTCTTTAACTCTTACACATTCCCTACAGCAGACGGAACAGCTAACCAAGTATTAACTACAGATGGTGCAGGTAACATTACATTTGCAGCAGGTGGCGGTGGTGGAGCTACTGATTTAAACAGTTTAACAGACGTAACTATAACAAGTGTTCAGAACAATGATTTGCTTATGTATAACAGTACAGCAAGTAAATGGCAGAACACTAACTTAGGTGTAAGTGTTACACCAACATTAACTGGTAATACTAGTGGATTTAGCGGACAAACATACACACTAACAATTTCAAATCATGCAACTTATCAAGACCCAGCATACAATGTAGAAGTATATACAGGTGCAACCAAGGTTGTAGACAACAGTGCTGTTACAGATAACCTAGATGGAACACTAACATTTACAGCGCCAGCTAATGGCACACATGAAATAAGAGTACGTTGTCAAGACTTTGGTGACTTACAGTCTGAAATAGCAACTAAAGCACTAACAACTATTACATTTGAATTCAACTACAGATACTTTAGAATATTGTTTAATGCTGTAATTAGTTCTGGAACATTGATTCCAGAGTTTGCATTGTATACTGCAGCGGCACAAGGCGGAACTAAATGGCCAACAAGTGCATTGACATCAAACACTGCACCAACACCGTTTGTTGCAAGTGGTCAAGGTGCTTATAGCATATATGATTATTGGAAAGCATTTGATAACGGTGCAGGACAATTTTGGAACTTAGCTGGAACACCTAACACTGACTACCTTGCTATTGATTTAGGCAGTACTCAACTAATAAAAAGTTTTAAAATAAGAACAGCAGGCTTTGTTCAGGCTAGTATGCAGTTACAAGCTAGTGCAACAAATGCATGGAGTGGTGAAGAAGTAGTTATAGAGAATATAACTCCCACAGTCAACAGCACAATTAATATAGGATAAGGAGAACATTATGAGTTTAGCAAGTGAATGTCAAGCCGCAGTATTTAATTATGTAGATGCTGACACACAAAGAAATGCAGCCTTAACAGGTGAACACAAGGAGTATGTTATGTTGGTATTACAATTGTTACGTGATCAATATACTATACAGCTAGCTGAAGGAGCCGCAAACTTTACAGTACCAGATGATATAGCAGTAACATTAACTGAAGAGTGTCCGTGGTAACATGAGTATAATTAAACCCAAAAGAGGCACAGGTAGTCCAGCAGGAAGCATTGAAACAAATGAGATTGCTATGGATACAGCCGCTAAGACATTATACGTTAGCACAGACGGAACTAATGCAGAGATACTTGCAAACAATACTGAATACTTTCTAGCTAACAATACTATAAGTGGATTAACCAACCTTATGGATGGTGCAGGAAACACACAGTATTCAAAACGTATACTATCTAGTAGACAGAATGATACAGTGCAGCAACCTTTAACACTAATAGAAATTGAAAGAGACTTAGGTGGTGATGGTGCAGTAGCAGGAAAAGAGCTAAGAGTTCCTTCATATGACTTTAGTATTAAGAGTAATGCAACCAATACTAACAACAGTCCACAAAACATTTATGCTGGCGGACTATATGGCGGTAGTGGAAGCAATGACGGCAGTTTACCAAACTTCCTTGGTGCGTTTGCATATGATGATGGTATTACTAGTTTTAGTAAAGCTACAATATGGGAAGGCACTAAAGACAAATTTACTATTGAAGGAACACTTCTTGCTAACGCAGGTGGTGATGTAATTAACACAACTTCAAGTTTAACTACAGCAGTATTAAACCTTAAAGTAGATGAAACAGGATACAATAAAGCACAGATAATGTGTGAAGATTCAAATGGTAAAGCATTTAGTATTGTTGGTGAAATGAACACGGGCAACACTCAAGACAAGTTTATAGTTACACTAGACCCAGACAACATTCACAGTCCAACTAACCAAGCTAACTATGCAGGTGATTATGGTGTATACTATCTTAAAGACTACAGTAGTGTAGAAAACCCTGCTATACAAATGAATGTGTTTGGTGCTAAAGATGCATTTAAACTAAGAGTATATGATGATAACAATGGTGGAAGTGATCCTTATGGATACAAGCCAATGGAAATTCATGCATCAGACTTTAGTGTTAATCCTAGTGATACATATAACTCTACTGTAACAGCATTAACCATTACAAACAGTCAAAGTCAGTTTACCAATAGATTAGTTGCACAAACAACAACAGGCTTTGGTGGTGCAGCAAAGTTTAGAAGACTTACAAATAATTCAACAACCAATCCTAGAGCAAGTGGTGCCTTTGAAAGCAACTATGTAGACGGCAGTCAGAACTTAGTAGCACCAACAGCAGGCGCTGGCGCAGCTACAGGTTGGTTAGTTAACAATGGTTTCTTAGGTGCAGTGATATGTGATTTAGATACTGTTGCAGTAGATGGCAATAACAATTTAGATGCACCTAACAGTAGTGCAAACTTAAAGTTTAACTTGTACACTGATGGTGCTAATCAACAAACAGGTAACACCCTATTAACACTAAACAATAACAGTGTTAAAGCAGGTAAACCATTTGAGAATGTTAGCCTAAGTGCTGACCCATCAAGCCCAGTAAATGGATGGCAATATTATAATTCAACTACACACAAGCTGAGGCTCTATGCCAATGGTGCTTGGGTTGACTTAAACTAATTAAGGAGCTCTACCATGAGTAAAAATGAGGAACACACTGAGGACAAACAGGAAAAAGTCAAAGGTGCACCAAAGAAGAAGATAGATGTAGATGTGTTACGCAATTTGTTAGAAATACAATGCACATTAAAAGAATGTGCTCACGTGTTAGGCGTAAGCACTGATACACTACAAAGAAACTACAGAGAAGACATTGACCTTGGTAAAACAATGGGCAAGGTTGCACTAAGAAGAGCACAGTGGGCCAATGCAGTACACAAGAACAATGTAACCATGCAAATTTGGCTTGGTAAAAATTGTTTGGGGCAGATGGACAACCCACTAGATGAGGAATCAGGAACTATCCTGCCTTGGAATGATTAAACTAAATTAATAGGAAAGCTAAACATGAGCAAACTAGACCACAAATGGGCAGAGGTTACAGAACAAAACGCTAAAGATATTATTGATATTAAGCATAGTATTGATACTATCAAAGATAACCACCTCACGCATTTGGAGGCTGACATGTGTAAGCAATCCAAAGCAATTGAGAAGATTGACCAACGCATTTGGGCAGTGTTAATTATCTTAGTTGCCTCAACAGTAATAGGGATGATAAAACATGGCATATCATAGTAAAAAGACTAAGAAGAAAAAGAAACCTAAGAAGAAGTAATTTGGTGTCACGGACGTAATATGCTTGGTGTCACGCATAATAGTATAGTACATACATATATAGGGGAACAATATGAAACTATTTAAAGAATGGATAAAGATAAAGACAGTTCAGAGAGAGTTAGTTAAGGTTGCATTAGTAGTCATTGGTGTAGCATTAATTTATTATGCTTGGGGATACTACCCATTTAAACTGGATACTGTATAAATGAAACTAACCCCCGCTAATTTAGATGCATGGAGAATAATCCCCCGTCTACTAATATTATTCTATATGATTGTATTTTATAATTCAACACAATGGTTTATGTTATTAGAAGACCCTAGCAACGCCCAAGCAGGCTTTATATCAACAATAGTTGGTGCTGGTGCAGCTTGGTTTGGACTATACGTAGGCAGTAGCAAAAACAACAACAAGGAAAAGTAATGAAAAAACATATTAATGATGCAGAGAACAACAGACATTTAGAACAATATAAGCCAGGACTGAAAAGACAAGAATTCCATAGTTTCTATACACAAGGTGCATATTTACGTAAAGAAACTATTATAAGAGTATACTTTGATTCTGGAGAGTATACAGACACTACTAGCAATGAGACAATTTGCAATGCCTCTTAGTCTAGTACAACAAGAAGTAAGTAAAGATGCAGCACGTTTCAAAGTAGTAGTTGCAGGAAGACGTTGGGGTAAGAGTTGGCTTAGTATGCATGAGATGGCTAAAGCTGCAAGGCACCCTAACAGTAAAGTCTTTTATGTAGCACCAACGTTTGCAATGTGTAGACAGATACTTTGGGATGATATTAAAGAGAAGTTCATACGTTGTAATTGGGCTAAAAAAATTAATGAAAGTAATCTAACAATTACTTTAGTTAATGGTAGTCAGATATACTTACGTAGTGCTGATAACCCTGATAACTTACGTGGAGTAAGTATGGATTATCTAGTAATGGATGAAGCAGCAATGATTAGTCAGAAGATGTGGACTGAAGTATGTAGACCTGCACTAAGTGATAGACAAGGCCATGCAATGTTTATTACTACACCACAGGGCAAAAATAGCTGGGTGTATCAATTATGGCAAGGCGCACATACACAAAAAGACTGGAGTGCATTCCAATACAGTACACTAGATGGTGGCAATGTACCAGAAGAAGAGATTGAATCTGCACGTAATGAATTAGATGAACGTAGTTTCAAGCAAGAGTATGAAGCAAGTTTTGAAACGTTTGCAGGAACTATATATTATAACTTTGATACTAAAGTTAATATTGTAAACGCAGACAAAGAGTTTAAGAAGAATGAGATACTACACGTAGCAATGGACTTTAACGTTAGTCCGCTAGTAGCAGCAATTGCACGTGTAAGAGGAACCGAGATTACAGTAATTGATGAGATACAAATGCATGGATCAAATACGTTTGAAATGGCACAGGAACTAATTAACAGATATCCAGACAATAGGATATGGGTTTATCCAGATGCTAGTGGACAAGCACGTAAGACAAGTAGTAATACAAGTGATCATCACATACTACGCAACAGTGGATTTACACTAAAAGTAAAAAGTATTAATCCACCAGTAAAAGATAGAATAGCCGCAGTTAATGCTAGTTTAAAAGCTGTGGATGGAACTGTAAAGTTATACATTGACCCTAAGTGCAAGCACTTAATTAAGTGTATAAGTGCTCAAACATACAAGTTAGGTACACAAGTGCCTGATAAGAGTAGTAATTTAGATCATTTCAATGATGCCCTAGGTTACTTGGTACACTGGATTAATCCAATAGGAAGACCACCTGTACCATTAGAAAATAGAGGACCTCAATTATGGGGTCATCAGTAAAGGATAAATAAGTAAAACAGGACAGCAATTGATCAGGCTGTTTATACTACCTTAAAGGAAAATCATATTATGATGACATTAGAACAACTGGAACAAACCCATCCAAATTACGGCGCAATAGCGGAACAAGCTAACTACCATTATAAATCATATATTGGTGGTGAACTTTACAAGGATGGAAACTACTTAACACAATACATTGGTGAGAATCAACAGCCGGGCAATGCATATGGCAGACGTATTGATTCAACACCATTGGACAATCATGTCCAAACTACAATAGACATTTACCGTAGCTTTTTATTCCGCACACTACCAAAGCGTGACCTAGGACTATTAATTAATAATCCATTAGTAGAGCAATGGTTAGAAGACACAGATCAAGATGGACAAGACTTAGATAGTTTCTTAAAAACAGCTAATGACTTGGCAATGGTAATGGGTAGTTGCTGGATCTTAGTAGACAAAGCTAGTTATAAGGTAGAAACAGAAGCAGAAGCAATTGCATTAGGCATACGTGCTTATGCAGCAACATATACTCCTCAAAACGTATTAGATTGGAGTTATCAACGTAACATAGCTGGTAAACCAACACTAGAGTATATTAAAGTAAAAGAATCAGAGAATGATACTCATGTAACCTTTACAGCTTGGACAGCAGAAACCGTAACTAAGTACAATGTACATAAAGACAGTGATGGTACTTTGTTAGAAGTTCATTCATTTGAAGAGTATGAAAACCCATTAGGATATGTTCCTTTTGTATTCCATGCTCCACTAAAAGCACCTATTAAAGGCGTGGGATTTAGTTTAGTATCAGATGTTGCCAATCAACAACGCTTCATATATAATTGTTATAGTGAGATTGAACAACACTTACGCATAGCAAGTCATCCTACATTAGTTAAACCAACAGGGGTTGATGCAGTAGCTGGTGCTGGTGCAATACTTAACTTAGATGAAAGTGTTGACGCTGGTCTTAAGCCATATCTTTTGAGCCCAACATTAAGCACAACTGATAGTATATTAAGATCAATTGATAAGAGTGTAGAAGCAATTCAACGTATGACACATACTAGTAGTGTACAAGCTACAATGGGAACACCAATGTCAGGTGTAGCATTACAAACAGAACGCCAAATGCTCAACGCTAAACTAGGTGACATTGCTGATACATTAAGAGAAACAGAACTATTGATGTGGGGCATTTGGTTAGATTGGCAAGATCTTAACTATCCAGCAGAATTTAGTATTGAATATCCAGATACATTTGATATGCGTGATGAGCATTTAGAATTAGACTTCTTAATGAAAACACGTAGTTCAGGTGTTACTAATGCAATGTTCCAACATGAAGTTAGCAAACAGATTGTTGCATTAACAGTTGATGATGCAGTACTACAAAGTAAAATCTTTGCTGACATGGAAACTGATGAACAAGACTATGCATCACATGAGATGTATGACCCTATAAGTGGTAAAGTAGTTATTGTTACTACAGAAGAACAACACTTGTCACTAGAAGAAATGGGTTTTAAAATGAATATGGATGATTAACCTTGGCATTTGATACTGAACAACATGACAGGATACTACAGGAAACTCTAGATGAAATTCAAACTGGTACATATGATACTAGTAAGAGTCTAGAAACAGCAATAGCGGACTTAGTAACCCAAGGGTTACCTATTGAAGTAGTAAGACCTCAGATTATGCAGACATTTAATGAATACGCACAATCTATTAGGACTGAGGCACTACCCCTAACAAGGTTGAGCCAAGACTACATAGAACAAAGTAGTGTTGCACAAACACCCGCAGATTTAACAGCACAACAAACACTATTAACATTAAGTGAGGACAATTTAAGCAGTGAAGTTACAGGACATACTGAGGACGTAATTCAAACTATAGTTTTAGGAACTGTAGCTGGAGTTACATTAGCCTCTCTGCAAGGACAAGTAAGAGGAAGAATTAGCGGAGTATTAATGGATTCAAGTGATCCTGTTATACGCCGTTTACAACGTGATCTTAGACGTGCAATGAGTGAAGGTGCTGCTGGAAGGCAGATAACTGAACTACGCAGACTAATTAGAGAACGTTTACCAAAGGATATTGCAACAGCAAACAGTCTAGCAGTTAAACTTAGTTCAACTGTGGACAACAGTATTGGAAGCTTTGATGGAGCATTTGCTAAATCACGGGCTGACAGAATGGGAACTGAAAGGTTTCAGTATGCTGGTGGAATTATAGAAACGTCAAGACCTTTCTGTAAGGCACTCAAGGGTGATATTATGAACAGAGATGAAATTGATGCAATATGGTTGGGACAAAGTTGGGCAGGAAAAGAACCAGGTGATCCGTTTGTAGTAAGAGGCGGATACAACTGCATGCACTACTGGGTTCCATTAGAAGAGGACGGAGAAACCGTTCAAGAATACGTGGATTCTGAAGAAGACTAAACGGATAAATAACATTATAAACAAAGTAGACACCCTAGGTGTCCTAACCCTAACTAAAAAAGGAATATTGACATGACAATGAATGAAACTCATGGTATTACTGAAGACGCAGTCACTGGGAATGCGGAAACAGGCCAAAATACAGACTCCCAGGTTGAAACAACTAAGACATTTACACAAGAAGAAGTAAATGAATTAATTGGAAAGCGTATACACCAAGTGAACAAGAAGTATGAAAATGTTGACGTGGAAGAATACAAAGCACTCAAAGGTTTGAAAGAACAGATTGAGGAAGAGCAACTGATTAAGAAAGAAGATTTTAATGGTGTTCTCAAGAAACAGAAAGAGAAAGCAGATGGGGAACTATCAGCACTACGTTCTGAACTTGAAACTATTAAGATTGACGGAAGTTTGATGACGGCCGCAAGCCGTGCTAAAGCAGTAAGTCCAGATCATGTGGCTCAACTATTGAGAAAGAATATCCAACTAGGTGCAGATGGTAACGTAATTGTTACTGGAGTAGACGGCAAGCAGAGGTACACAGATAATGCGGATCCTATGAGTGTTGACAATCTAGTAGAGGAATTCCTATCAAGCAACCAGTATTTTAAAAGTGCAGGTCCTTCAGGGGCTGGAAGCACAGGTAATACGCAAAACGCTAACCCACAGAGTTTGGACTTAGCACAACTTGATATGAACAATCCTGAGCACAGAAAAATCTATACAAAGATGAAGACGCAAGGGAAAGTTTAATTAATAACATAACCATTATTAGGAGACAATAAAATGGCATACGCAAATGAATATGGATCAGGCATCAACTTAAAAGCCTTAATGATTCCAACACAAGCAGCAACAGTTTACGCTGCACAAGAAAACTCACTCTACCTCAATGGTAGCATGATTCCTATTGTAGAAGTAGGGGAAGGTAGTTCTTCAGCACAAATAGCAGTAATGGGTACAGTACCTGTACAAACTGTTGTTAACAATGCTGGCGCACAGACACAGGAAATTGAAATAGATTTTGCCGCAGTTCTTCCTACTAACACACCTACAACAATTATGTTAGATTTACTTGCAGCACGTTCTGTAATTAGAGATCTAGGTGGAGTTGATTTTAACAACTTTGGCAGAATTTTAGGATCCGCTATTGCAGATTCTGTAGATTCTAGGGTTTCAGCTAACTTAGGCGCACTAACAGTAGTTGCTCCAGCAGGCGGCGCAGTTACATTGCTAGATGATCTATACAACGCAATTGGTACAATTAGAGACGCTGGTGAAACTGGTCCTCTAAACTGTGTAGTATCAGCAGCAAAATACGGTGACTTTATGAAAGTTATTGGTAATGCAGGCTTTGCAGGTTCTGAAACACAAAATGCAGCAATGCGTTCAGGTTTCTTGGGCATGATTGCAGGCGTTCCATGTTTTGTTTCAGCAGCATTTAATGCAGCTAACACAGGCCTTACTACTCCAGACTTTGCAGTGTTCTCACAGGACGCAGTAAGAATGGCAACACAAGGTGGCGTTAAAGTTGAATTTGAACGCAGAGCAGCAGCAGTTGGTACAGATATTGTAGCTTCAATTGCATTTGGTTCAGCAGTAATTGATGCAACACGTGGTGTAACAGTAGGTACAGCATAAGACAGCCTAATTATTTAGGTAGCTGGTGGGCAGAAATGTCCACTAGCAACAACACTACAGGAGAAGAAAATGGCATTTGCTAACAATACAAATTTACAAGAATATGCACCTGAAGTTTTTGAACAGGGTGTAGATGACTGGTCAGATGAACTAGCTAAAGCTCAAATTGATGTTATTAACTTAATTCAATTTAAATGGTGGAATAAGTTCTACAGCAGAAGTACGTTTGATTCTAGCAAACTAGTTGAAGCACAATGGACTAAAAGCTGTGTTTACCAAGCAATGTATGCTTATATATTACCTAAACTATCTACATTTAGACCAGAAGGTGATCCTTTCAGAGAGCAATTTGTTTTTTATAAAGACAGATTCCAGGAAGAATGGGAATTACAATTTGGCGTAGGTATACAATATGACTTTGACGGAGACGGAACTATTGACATTAATACGGACGTTATTCAAGCAAGTCAAACTAGGTTGTATAGATAATGGCACGCAGGGAAGATATAATAGTTTCAGTAATGAACTTACTGAAATCACAACGCAGTGTAAGGCTAGGCGTAGTTGAGAGGAATCCAATAATTCCAGACCAATTAGCCAAAACAGCATTTCCAGCTGTATTCTTAGAAACATCAGATGAAGAAATTGCTGACATATCAATGGCAATGGGCGCAAAAGGTGGCTTGATGAGAGAAGGCATTATGGAAGTGGATTTAGTACTATTGATTGGTGGAAGAGAAAGAGATACCCAGCGTAACATTGCTGTGGAAGCTATTGAAAATACACTAATGGCAGATAGGTCCTTGGGCGGAACTGTAGAGGATATTAGGCTCTCAAGAGTAGAGACTGTGCAAACCGGGGAATCAGCCCCGTATGCAAGTTGTAAGATGGTGTTCACAATTGAATACTGTTACACAATAAATCAAATATAAGGAAGAAACATTATGACATGTTATGCAGGAAAAGACGGAGCTCTCTCAGTAGGAGGCACCAATGTTGCTATGTTAACTTCATGGACAGTTACACAATCAGCGGAAACGCTAGAGTGTGCTTTCATGGGTGGACCGGGTTGGAAAGAATATAAAGCGGGACTGAAATCTTGGGAAGGTAGCTGTGATGCTAACTTTACAGATACAGCTAGTGCCGCTGGTATGACTCCAGCACAGATAGCAGCCAATGAAGTAGTTGTAGGAACAGAAGTAGCAGTGGTATTTTACCCTGTTGCAGCTGGAACTATGAGCTTTACTGGCAACGCAGTTGTTACTAGCATAGATAATAATGCTGCAATAGGAGACATCCAAACCGCTAGTTTAGCGTTTACTGGAACTGGTCAACTATATACAGACATTACTATCTAGTAATAAACAAATCTTAGCTATCCTCTTAATTGAGGGTAGCTTAAGATACTATGTTAGTTCCCCTGAAGTAAGAGGCTAACGCAAACCGTGATATTAATCACACAAACAAGGAATATATATTATGAGTGAAGAATCAAAAACAGTAAACGTACTAGGCAACGCTAAAACACACTTTAGAGGCGCACTAGGTCAAGAATTAAAAAGCATTGAAGTTCCTGAATGGGACGCAACTATCTACTTTAAAACAGCATCAAGTTTTATGATTGAAAAGAAGATACTTGACTTGCATTCAAAAGGTTCAATGGTAGAAGCTTTAATTGAAACTCTTTTAGCTAAATCTTTAAACAAAGACGGAAGCAGAGTATTCACAAATGCAGATAAAGTTGTACTAATGCGTGAAGTAGATCCAGACGTGATCATCCGTGTTGTAAGTGCAATGAATTCAGCTAAAGATGAGGCAAAAGAAAGCCTGGGAAACTAACTGATGATCTAGAGTTAATGTTTATCTTTAGGATAGCAGAAACATTAGGTCATACTGTTGAATGGGTTATGAATAATATGTCTTATCTTGAGCTTGAAGGCTGGGTTAAGTACATAGAATATAAGAACGCACAACAGAAGAACGCAAATAAAGGATAAGTCATATGAAAACAGGTGCTGCAGTAATGAAAGATTTATTAAAAGACGTCAATAAAGACTGGCATCAGTGGACAGATGACTTAACCAAAAACCTACGTACAGGAACTCCTGTAGACACAGGTGCGGCTAAACAAGCGTGGAAGAAAGTTGGTAAATTTAACATTGGCAGTAAGTATAGGAAAATTCTTATATTAACAAACCGTGTTGGGTATGCGTCAATACTTGATGGCTCTGAAAAAGGTGGACCTACAAGTATGCAGGCACCTAGAGGTATTGTTGACCCAGCCTTGAAAAAGACAAAACAAAAATAAGAGAAGAAGTAACTTCTCTTAAATTATAAGGAAACGCATATTATGAGTG